AATAAACAAATTTGTGGAAAAATTTTAGAAAATTTAAAATTATCCAATTTAAGCAAGGAATTAATCAGAATAGCTGATGGGAATAAGGCATGGGATTGTATTTTTAAAAGTATGAGCCAAACGGTGCATGACCTATTAGGATATGTGATTAGTGATCATTGCTACTTTAATTTACCAGAAAATAATGATGAAGATGACTTAGAAGATATAAGGGAATCCTTCTTAGAAGAATTCATGGGTGCTACTGCTTTCGTTTCTTTTAAAAGACGTAAAACTACTTATATTGAATTATCAAAATTGAGAGAATTGATTTTTTCTAATTGGCGCAATCAAGAATTAACTAGTGGTAGTGCTGCAAAATTAATAATATTCCTTTCATTCTGTTTTGATGATTTAATTGAGATTCAAGAAGTAGATGATTATAAAATCTTTAGCACAGATTATATAGACCGTCACAGATTTTTATATAATAATATTAATAATATGATGAATGTTAATGATGATGGGAAAAGTTGGACTGGTAAATGGTTATGGAAAGGAAATACAGATGTATCATATGTCATAACTGGAAATAAAATTAGATTTTTAAATTATAGTGGTCATAAGAAAATACACACCGTATTAGAAGATATAAATTATACCACATGGGGAATAGATTTAATGTTGAAAGATTATACCTCACGACATTTAGATGTTAGACAAGACTTTCATAGGGTATTGAATCCAGAAAAATATCTAACTTGGGTTAACCTTACCATTTTTGAAAAATTAATTAATTATGATGATTACACTGAACCGGTTTTAAATTATTTTGTAGAATATGAAGTAGATGATGATATATATTATTATAATGCATATGGTAAAACAATGACAAAAATTTATAATGAACTATTAACTTTAGGAGCTTATATACCTACAGATAATATAATATATCAACACAGAGATAATGGCAATTGGGTACAGACTGCTCGAATGATAAAAAAACAAAAAATATTTTTAATTCAAAACTTCTTATTAGGTGGAGGTAAAAAGAAACAACAATCAAGAGAAAATAATCGAGAAAGATCAGAAATGGGAGCTGATAATAGAATTGAACGCGAAGAAGATCTTGATAGTGAACCTAATAGAAGAAGAAAAACCCAATATGAAAAAGGTTTAAAAGATAATATTGATTTTTCCGGGTTTTGGATATTAAATGATAAAGCTATACTAGAGGAGGAATTCTTTAATTCATTAGTTACGAATAATGAATCAAAAAAGATAATAAAACAATTACATAATATGATACCACAAGTTAATTGTTACACTTTCAATATTAATGGTGAACGATTAGAATTAGCTAATGGCGATATTATAGAACATGATAATACAATAGAATTAAATAAAAATTTTTGGCCAGAAGACTTTTTTAATAGGAACAACCTTTATTTAAAAAATTTTTATGTTCCTGCTGGTGCAGAAAATTATGATAATTATTTCCTAGTTTTAGATGGTGTAGCTGTAAAATCTTTAGATTCCGCCATACAAGCTCATCCCCATTGTTGTAGAAACAAAATTAATGATGAAGAATGCGGACAATTTTATACTCACACACATAGATTAAATTTCTTTGACCATCATCAAATATATGATCAATGCCCTAAATGTGGTACTAGAGCAGAAAAATCTACACCTATAGGAGAATTAAGCAGTAATAATAATATTCCTCCTCCACAACAAAACATTCAATCCAATCAACAAGTTAAAAACGAACCTAAAACAAAGAATGTTCAAGCAAAAATTGAAACTCGTGAACGAGATAAAATGGTGAATTTAAAGAAAGATTTGGAAGGTCCTATTGAAGATCCTGTTTATATAAAGCCAAAAGAAAAGAAAAATAATAAAACTGTTAATGAGATTTTTGAACATTGTAACTACAATGGGTCCACATTTAAAACAATAATAACGTTCTCTGGTGCTTGCACATCTTATGTAAAAAAACAATATCCAGACACTGAGATTAAGCAAATTAAGAAGAAAAATCATTCTCATCCTACTTTAGCTTTTTTCCGACAATTTTTTGAGATGGTATGTCTTTTGGATAATTTGCTCACTACTAAGGTCAATAACATAATAAACATAGGTGGTAATTTTCATAGAACAGCTAAAAATTATTTCAACACATATAATATTAATATGATAGATCCTAAAGTCCCAGAAGATAAGTTAAGGTATGATAACTACAAAACTAAATACGATGAGCTTAACAATACTAAAGGTATCTCAGAAGTATGCGTTAACCATGGTTATTTAGCAGATGCCACTAAAATGTGCAACAAATGCACCACTATGTTATCAAGAGGATTAAATATCATCGCTACAGATGTTGCTTATTATTTGGATTGTGATAATATAATAATGAGCTTAAACCCAGGGCAAAAATTTTATATTAATGCACACACTTTTGATCCTGATTGCATAGAATTAAAAATTATGGGTGAAGGAAGTGTAAAAACAACTAAAACTCATGTTATTTTCCATGTGGATGGTAATAAATTTGCTTATAAACATGAACATTTAAAATTATTTGGAAAATATGTTTATTCACAAGATCTTAAATATCAACATATTCAAGTAATAGGTGATAGATATTATAGGGTGTATAATAATTCAATAATTACTACCAGTAAAATCAGCAATTACCGTTCCATAATAATAGAAAGATTAGTAGGCGCATTAGATCCAGATTATTTAATAACTTATGAACAAATGAATGAAACCTATAAAGACAGACAACTAAAATTGTGTGAGGTAGCTAGAATATCATTACCAGGTTTAAGTGTAAAGTTTGATAAAGAAACTGGATTAGTAAAAGATAATTTAAGTTCAATTATCGTAAGCAATCAAAAATTTGCATTTTATTCTAATGCCAGAAGACTATTAGGTCTGATAGATAGACAGGAAGATTTTTCATTAAATTTTGCAGATAATCAATCTGAGAATGGTTTCATTTTTTATAATGGATATATGTATAATATAGGTTATCATGAAAATGAAAGTGAAGTCACACTATTACAAAATAGAGCTATTGTCCCAACTTCATTAATAAAGAAACTCTTAATATTAACTACTTATGAAAGCACTTCTTTAAAAAGTTTTTCTCTTTTCAAAAAATTGTGTGGTTCAGAATTTGCTGATTATCAATTAGGAATAGAAAACAGTGTTACAGTAGTTTTAATAGTAGAAACCATCGCTTGCGCTATAAAATTTGTTTTAGCATATAATCATAATAATAATGATTTGTTACACGCTTGTAGAAGTATAGAATCAATAAATGAAAAAATAGATGAAGTATCTTTAGAATTAAAATCAGAGGAATTCAAAAAATTAGTCGATAAATGTGTTGAACACCCTGCTGAAGATGTTTCAAAAAGTGTAACAACTTATAAACCAAGTGCCGTAATAAAATCACCTCTAGAGCAAACAATAATTAATAAAGAAAAACCTGTACAGATACAGTGCACTGAGGATTTAACATATGTTCCACAAATAAAAACTATTTTATCAAATCCATTAAACAAAGCCTTACGTATAATACCAAATGGTAATGACGTTAATTATAGAGATTTTGTAACCTGGTTGGAAACATATGATGGTGATATCATGTCCGTGGTTTTTAAAAAATATTGGATTATGCCAGTTTTAATAGAGATGCCATTTATTAACAAATTAGTAAAAATTATATGTTATAGATTAGGACTTGATCCATATATTAAACTAGTAGCCATACTTAGTTTATTAGTTATGTCACCAATGTTATTTATTATCACATCATACTTCTCATTAGGGTGGTGGGACATAATGAACTATCAAATGTATCTTTTAATAGTTATTTTATTCAATGTAAAATATAGCTATCCATCCAATAAGTTATCAATAGATATTTTAAGACCAGGTTTTGTATTCCTCATATGTTTATTTTTACGTTTTATTGTATCCGGTTTCAGCATGCGTATGTTATCACCTGGAGTGTATGCCCTAGATGTTAAGCAAGAAAGTTCAGAGAAAGGTACAGGAGGGATCGCAGTTGACATTTTAACCTATTTTGAAGCCTTTTTCTTTTTTATGCATGTTATGATGTGGGTATTCTTTATAGTTCTTGTCGAAGGATTAATAATGTTATATAGGAGACATGGGAACTTGTTAACCGAAGATGAATCTGAAGAAGAATCAGTTACTGTTAAAACTGCCCCATATGATGATATTGTAATAGAACAAGTTAGAACAGACACATTTTTAGCAAATAAGAAACGAAAAACTATTGATACAACCAAAACAAGGGAAGTTAATTATAAAGATGATAAAATAAATAAAGAAATTGTTAAGAACTCACCATTGAACAATAATACTACATCTGAACATAATAGCAGGTTTGATTTTACAACAAAACTTTTAATAATATTTTATTCATCAATTGTTTTGTGTTGGATATTTTTAGAAATTAAAACTTATATAGGTAAGATCCAAGGACCATTTTTAATAGTTAGCGGACCACATTCATCTTATTACTTAACTATTAACGATTTCTTAAATAAAATTGTAGCGGAATTCTTTATTTTCATAATCGAATTGAATATGAACATTTTGTATTATTATCAAGAAATTACACAATGGTTAACTAAAGCTATGATTTATTTTATGAGTCAATTAAATTTCATATGTTTTGATTCATCATATCTAAATAACACCCATTATGATTTTAAATATTCATTATTTAATTATGATTTTTTAATTAATCAAATAACTCGAATATATAAAATAGACATTATTGCATTCATGAAATGGGTTTTTCAAATTATACTAATTGCAACAAACATAACCATGGTCAATGTGATGAATATAATGGTGATTTCAAAAACTTTCATATCTGAAACCATAATATACATGAACGAATTAGGTGGGTTTCATGTTCTAAAATTAGCCATATTAGTCGTTAATTTCAGCATTTCTACAGCTGCAGTTTTATTGAAGAAAACAGGTAAAGTAAAAATTTTTTGTATGTTGATTCTCCAAACAATTGGTTCTTTTGTTTTATTATGTATGATGATAGAAGGTTATGATATTATATTAGTTTGGATTTCAGATATATCAAAGTGTTTTTCTTCAATTCAAACGGCTGTTTATACAGGTATTTTAGCCAACGTACCACGTGTTTTTGCTATAGAACCTAACACAATAATGGGTGGATGTAATATTAATGATTCTTTACAATTTTTTATGGAATTAAAAACAATCAAACATTATAAAGATCATATATTGAAATATCCACAATCTTTAGAATTGTTATGTAATAAAGAACATAACAATTTTTTATTACAAAAAGGGCCAATAATAGATGGATTGATGTTTAAAAATAGACCTTACCATATACATCAATGTCCCTTTAATGAAACAGAGGCAGTATATAGACAATTGAGTTGTAGAGTTAAATATGATGAGAATATTTTGAATGAATTTTCAATATGGTTTAAAAACCATTATTTACCACTTTTTAAAAATTCCTATCATTTAAATGCTAATCCATTGACTTTTGATAACTGGGTGGAAAGGTATTCTGGTAAACAGAAAAGGTTTTATTTACAAGCTAGAAAGAACTATTTGAATGGTAAATCAGCTAAACCTGTTAAAATGAAAATGCATGTAAAGATAGACGAAAAATTAAAGGTAAATTATGGGGAAAAATTAAAAATAAAAGCAAGAAATATCACTGCACAAGAAGATATATGTAAAATTATAATGGGACCCATGGTGGAAACTGTTACATCAGTCGTAAAAACATTTGACTCAGGATATGGTTCAGGACAAAACTACGGTGAGAGATGTCAAAAATTTGAACAATGGGTTTCATCAATAAGCAATTTATGTGTGTTAACTCTAGACGGTTCAGCTTTTGACAGTACTCAACACAAAGCTATAATGGATGTTGTCGATAAGCAAATATTTGATGTGGCTATAGATATGCATCATAATATGTTTTGTGATAATATGAGTATAGAGGAAGTAAGAAAGATTTGTAATAGCTTTGATCAAGATGTTTACAGCAAATCTTATCGCTATAAAATAGAGGGAACACAAGCAACAGGTAAAATGAACACTAGTTTTGGAAATACAATGAGATCATTAAGCTATATTAGATTTGCAGCATATAAAGCTGGATTAATAGAAGGTGTAGATTATTTTGTAGAAGCTAATGGTGATGACACGATAATCTTTATAGAATCGCACATGAGTGATAAATTAATTGAAGCTTGTAAAAAATTTGTTTATTATTCTGGGGATGCTTTAGATGATGTGAAATATGGGTTGGGACAAATAGCCAAAGTGTTTGAGAAAGCCAATTCAATAACCGGTGTAGAATATTTGAGCTGTCATTTAATAGAAAACATACATGGAAACATTGGTATGTTTAGAAAACCTGATAGATTTTTCCAATTGACGCCATGGACAATGAACAATTTATTTAAAAATAAAAATAAGAGGGATAATCTCAATGCAGGATTAATACTAGCTGAATCTATCAATATAAAAAGTTCTTGTCATGATGTAAAAATCTTTAAATTATATGCAGACATGTTGGAAAGAGTTAGTAAAGCTAGCTTTGCAAGCAATCGTGACACGGAAAAACATGTTGATAGAACTGATATTCGTATACTGGCTTTTAATGACGAATATGAACAGTTTTTAAAGCTCAAATACAACATCACACCTGACATTTTATATAAATTCTATTCACAATTAACTAATATCGAAAATAAGTACGACACAATAACTTCCAGAATTATGGATTACTTTGAATCTTCTGAAAATTCATATAATATTGTCGTAAATAGTGATACTCTAAATTTTAAATAAATAATTCTAAAAATATTTTGCATTATTATGGTCAATCACAAGACCTAAACATGTGGCCTAAATCGCAGCTGGACGATAAGGGGTATAATTCAGCATTAATTATCACTTATGAATTCTTTGGGTGAGATCGCTATAACCCATCGTAATAGTAAGCGTTTAACAATTTAATTTTAAAACATGACAACTAAAAAGAAAATGAAGAAAATAGAATCTGAAAATAAACAGATTCTAAATCAAGTTAAGAAAGTTTCTAAGAAATTTTCTAGGTTGAATATTCGTAGAAAACCCAAAAAGAAAAATAAACTTTTATTTAAGAAAGTGATAAGGACAATGGGTGATATTCAAGGTGGAGTCAAAGCAAACTCAACATATAAACAATGTTTAATGGACCCAAAATTGTACCTAGCTAGGGTGCCACAAAGCACTTCAAAAACTATCATAGTTAAATTAGTCAGAAATTTCACCGTAACAGCTAACTCTGCAGGAAATGCAGCTTTTGTATTTTTACCACAAGCAATAAATGATATAGACAGGAATGGTGCTGGTCATTCACCATTTTTATGGCAGAATGCTGCAGCATACACCCCAAACGCGGCAGAAACAACCATTGGTTATACTGCTATTGATGTGGGATCAATAATAAATTCTGCTTTCTGTGGAGCTAGAGCTGTTTCAGCTCGAATAGAACTCATGCCTAATGTTTCATTAACAACTGCTGTAGGTAGAGGAATTATAGCTATGACAAAAATCAAAACATCAGCTAGTAAACAATTTAATCCAGGAACAACATCTCAAACCGAGTACGGTAACTTGCAACTCCAAAGTACTATTTTAGCTTCTCCGAATGCATCAGTTTGTGAAGTTTCAAAGATGCAAGGATTATCAGCTAACTGGATACCACATGAATCTATAGATTTATTGGATTTTCCGGTTATTAATTTTAATTCTTTGGGGTCGTTAGCTACTGCCCATCCATCTGAGAATATCGTTTTTGGCCTTTTCACTAGTCTTCCGGCTAACTGCACTATTAATGTTCGAACCTACACAAATGTAGAGTTATTACCAGATTCAACTCAAGCTGGTTCAGGACTTTTTCCATTAGTTGCTGAATACACTTATGAAAAATCTCATCCCATTCAGGTATTAAGGGACGTTTATGTTAATACAAGGAATTTTACCCATATTTTAACAATGAACAATACCGATTCACAATGACTCATACCATCATCAATTGGTGAACAGACGAATGAGATTCATTTATCCAATACTCAGCAATCTAAAGAAATAGATTATAAAGATCAAATTCACAAATTCCATTTACCCGAATCTATTAAAGATCAAGTAAGTCATAAGTTTCATATACCTGAAGTAACTCTGGGGAATAATTCTTCAGAAACAGCAGGATATTTTGGACATGAGTATCTTGGTCCAGGAACAAATATAGTAAAACAATTAGAACATCAAATTAAACCAATTGATGATGCAGATAAATTGGCGTTACAACACGATTATGATTATTTGATCGCTGACAACATAGAGGAAGTATTATCAGCTGATAGAAAATTTTCTGATAAAGCAATAGACGTTGAATCACGGTTAGCCTCATATCTATTAAAATTCAAACATATATTAGGATTGGATGAAGTCTTTTGGTCCAAAACTAAATTAAGTAAAGAAGATTACCTAAGATTGTCTAATGAATTAGACTCAATGATGAACAAGACCTAGGCGGCTAATTAGAGTGGTGTTATCTCTAAGCCTAGTAAAGCCAATGCACACTGAGC